GTTCGGGGTGCCCTTTGACGTCACCCATCAAAAAATAGGCGCTTCCTGCACCCAGTAGAATCCAATTTTCAAGTGTTGCCCTGTTTTCAACGTACCGTCTCATGTTCCCCCCTTTTTGGTCTTATGTTGATTCGATAATGGCCTGAACGATTTTTATTTGTCTTTTGTGCGGAAGTGAAGAGTGAAACACCGTTTGAATCAGTTTAATTGCATCCGTTGCTTCATCAATTTGAGTCTTTTGAGGCGTTGAGGTTGTCTGAGTTTCGGGAAACTCGATTTGTACTTCATAGGGTTTTCGGAAAACACCTTTTCGAAGCTTCACACCTTGATTGTAGAAGAACGCCTGAAGTCGAGTCCTGTTCCATTCTAGGCCGTTTCTCGTCCTGAAATGGCTTTTGTTTAGCTCGTCAGCTATTTCCTTCACACTTAAACCCTCGGAGTATCGCTTGGCGCATTTATTCGCGAGCCTTTTCCATTGTTTCCTTGTCATCGTGCAGTCCTTTGTTTTTGTTTATTTATCAAAATGGAATTGATTCATTTGCCTCAAAAAAGCTCACGGCTTCTTCGTACTTCTTGGCGGTCAAGTTTTCAGGTGCAACACCATAATTTTTTAAGATATTTGCCGTTATGTCTTGAGCCGTCCAATTGTTTTTATAAGCAATCGCGAACATGCGCTTCACTTGCTTGTCAGAAATCGGACCATCGTAGTCAGTTTTTGCGCCATTCGATTGTGGCGCATAGTTTACAAGCGCAGGCTTAGGCTTCACGGGTGAAGGTTCAGGTGCGCGTGATTCATTGTAGGTCTTTGTCTGAGGTCTAGGCGCTTCTTGTTCATAGATGCGTTGTTCTTCTTGATCGGCACTCTCAAGCAAGAAGACCTTCAGATAAATCATTTTGATTGCGTAGGTGTAAGCCTTTCCCATCGCTTTGTCGGAAGTATCAAGTGCATAAGACCATACACCCGTGACGAAATTCTCTTCAGGCTTGTCGGCATTGACGAACTTCACGCAGACATGACAGTCAGCGCGAAACCATTCTTGTTTTGTCGTTTGACCGTTGTAGGTTTTTTCCTTCTCATAGCGTTCGATCTTCGCTTCAAGCATTGAAGGAATGACCACAATGCCATGTTGAGCCAATGGGCCGTGAAGGGCTTTGACGACGGCATCGTGAGACACCGCTGAATAGCTATTGTTTCCCACGGAAATGTGGTCGTACTTCACTACGGTTGAGACTTGTTCATAAACCCTAATTATTTTTTGGTATAGATTGAGTTCAGAGGTTTTCATAAAGCCTTTCAAAATAATAGTTTGTAAGCCAAATAGGTTTGACGTGGGGGTTTCTAAAACTCCACTTGTTCTCAGCACGCGAAAACCTTAATTGTTTAACGAGTGTTTTAAAGCGATCAAATTCTTTTTCAAGGACTGCATCGGGAATTGAATAAATTGCGACCTCGTAAGGTGCCGTCTTCTCAACCGCCATGATGTAGAACTTCCGGTATTTGCCGTCTATGAGCGCCGCTAACGACGTGTAGACCGTCGCTTGGAACAAGTACCCGTATTTATCGGCATCGTACCCGAACGCCTTGTCACTGGAGTCATAGGTTGTTTTGAGGTCTAGTATGAAATCGTCAGTCACCATGTCGCATTTCATTCGCATGTTGACCCCTTCGAAGTTCGCGAAACCCACTTGTTCTCGCTTCGCATCTTCCTTTGAAATAATGGCGTTAGCGTCCGGGTGTTGAGATATCGAGTGGATCATTTCGGTGATTTGATAATTGTCGTAAAAATGAACCGCGTCTTCGTGCTTCGCTTTGAATTCAAGCCAAGCCTTCGTCGTCTTCCCGGCTTCAGGACCTACGGGCCGCTTCATGTATTCTTTAGGTTCCAAGACCGCTTGATGAAACAAGGTGCCGAAGGTCATGGCCGGTGTAACGTCAGTCTTCAGGGTTCGGGTGATGTACTTCTCGCGGTACAAACGCGGGCTTTGTTCAAAGTCTAGAAGTTGATGACACGAGACTTCGGGTCGAGCGTGATATTCAGCGTCAGGAATAGGCATTGAAGCCCAACCCGGGACGAAAGACGGTGCATTCATCTTAGTTCCTTTGGTTCTTTTGAATGCCTAATTAACGGGACGTTTTGTTTTTATCAAGAAGTTTATTCGAACGTGTAGAACTCGACGTGTCTTTGTTGGCCGTATTGTCTGGCCCGAGAGTAGGCCTCCTGAAGCTCTACAAAGCCCACGGCGACCTTTTCAACGGTCTCTTCGACCAGTTGGTTCACTTCATCGGGAAACGCTTGTGGGAAGTGTTTATCGCCACAACTGAACCAAGCGTTGAACACGGTGTTTCTTAGATCGGCCCGAAGGCGGTCGAAATCGATAGGTTGTTTCATGCCTATACATTGAGCACAAATTCTGCACCGTTGCAAGCCCATGGTTTGTTGTAACATTTATCAATCAAGGATGAAAGTCGGGTCCAGGGACGGACCGCTTTGATACAGGTCTTGAAGGTCCTAACGCCTTGTGTTATAGTAGCCTTCATGAAGAACTACAAAGTTTGGCTTAGATCAAGGCCCGGTTTCTACGCCCAGTATGACGGCAAGGTCGAGGTCATAGCTATTGACGAAGACGACGCCGTGAAGAAGGCACTCGCTAAACTCAAACGCGGTGCATTCCCAGACAGAGACAATTCAATGTGGAAAGTTGAAAAGGTCGAAAGAGTTTTTTGACAGAGAACACCCTATTTCCTGACTGACCCAGTCAGGACCCGTTTTCCCAAGTTTACGCAGCTTTCGCGAATGTTTAAGGTGCAAAATTCCCTGGACTGAGTCAGGGCCTTATTAGTCTTGCGGTCAAGAACCTTGAAGAGACCGTGGCGTATCTTTTCGTTCCGCCTTTGCACTTGAAAACTCCCTCAAATCTGCTATCAGTGAAGCTAAAGAATCTTTTGGCAGCGGCCGGGTGTTCTGCAAGGTTCGGCCGTTTCCTTTCCCCAAAGTTCTAAACACTCCACTCACATTGTTTCCAATGATCTTCGCCAAATTAACGTGCTTATGGCTACGCCCGTTCACGATGCTATAAGTTCTGATGAATTTATTTTGCATTTATCTAGTTAATTCTTGCGCGCTACGCTATGCAAGCTTCAATTCTTCTTTTTGCTATCTCGAAATATTCAGCATTCAATTCAATACCTTTGAACTGGAAGTCTAGGTTCTTTGAAGCAATTCCCGTAGTTCCCGAGCCCATAAATGGGTCTAGGACCGTGCCGTTTGGTGGTGTTATGAGACGCACGAGGTATTCCATGAGCTTTATTGGTTTTACAGTTGGATGTTTGTTGTCAGGTCCACGCTCACGCTTCGAGGCTTTCGCGACATAAAAAAACCGAGAAGCACCGCCAAAATCTTTGATTTCTGTTTTAGTTATTACTCCAACCTTAAAATTTGTTGCATTGTACTGACCCGCACTCTTTCTGTTAGCCCTTCCAATAGATCCCGCAAATTGACCACTCTGTTCATCCAAATCAAACGCCGCTTGCGCGTCTAGTAGAATGTTCGCGGGCCATCGACCTTCTGCATTTGTAGGCTGATAAGGCGTCTGTTTTCCAAATATTTCCCGTTCATTATTTGTAGGCATAAATGACTTTTTATGCTCGCCGTTTGATTGTATTCGACTCGCATCAATATTCATTGCACCCGTGCCCCACTTCAAAACATTCTGCGCAACAGTCAGTCCATTCTCTAAAGGCTTTCTTGCAAGGCATATGGGTTCATTTGCGGGCTTCAAAGCGGTTCCAAAGCCTTCTGGTCCACCTTGTTTTCCTACATTCATACTCTTTGGAAACCCCGAACCATATAACCATTGAATCTGGTCCCTGATCTCAAAACACGCGTCTTCAATATTCACGACCATACGGTGATAAGTGCGCGTTCCACCAAAGGACAAGACGTGACCGCCGGGCTTCAATACCCGTAACACCTCACGCCATAGCTCGACACTCGGAACGTCGTAGTCCCATTTCTTCCCCATGAACGACAAACCATAAGGCGGGTCTGTCACCACGGCATCAATAGAATTGTCTGAAAAGCCCCTTAAGACCTCGAGCGAATCCCCTAGATATAACCCCATAAGTTTTAAGTAAATTATTCTTGAGTCTTATTCAAGGCTTCAAGTTGACGCTCAAAATCGTCACGTGCTTTCGAAGGAATCAATTCGTCCTTCTCGGCTTCCTTGACTAAATCTAGGAATTTCTTCCTAGTATCGATAGAGGCTCCGTACCAATCGAGCACTAGGCCTAGTAGTTTGAAGACAATCGTTAAGTAGTTCATTCGCGCACCAACACTTCGTCAAAGCCCAAAAGAACAAGCCGATGAATCTCTTTATTCAGCATAAATGTTGCGTTGCAAAAGCCGGAATTCGCCCGCACTTCAAATGCATTGAGGCCCGATTCCTTAATTTCACATTTGTCGTTACCGATGAATTTAGGCCTCTGAGAGAACTTAATTCCCTGAGTCAGACCTGACTTGGCCTGACAGATCGAGACACCGACGTTCTCCGAGACCGTGCCTGAACACTGAAGAGTGGCCTTAAGTGTTTCCGTCGTCTTGAACGCAAGCATTCCCCAAGCGGTGATTCCGTTTTTGTCGAAAGCCTGGAAATATACAGGGCAGAATCCTGACTTCTCGATTTCAGTAGGCCTGTATTCATAAACGAATTCCTTCGCGGCACCGCCGAACCAACCCTCATCAACCTTCTCGATTGTATAGGTTCGGTGGCACGAAGAAATCATGAGAAGATCAAGTCTAGCCTTTGATCGCATCTTGATCTTCACCAAGTCCGTTAACGGCACAACAACCATTCCACTAGACTTAAGGCCGTTTATTTCAAAAAGAATATCCGCCTTGTAGCGGTATAAGGGTGCACGTTCAGTTTTCTGAGCACCCGCGCAGGATAAAAAAAAGGCCGCAACCAATGCACATGGCGCGACCTTAAACAACATCCTCAAAGACATCATTTTGGCTTCGTGTTTTGAGCGACTATGATCAACTTGTCAAGCAAGCCCGCTGCCCACTCAAGAATGAAAGCCAAGCCCTGACACGCATACTTCGCAGGCACCAAGATCGAAAGCGGCTTCACTGAAGGTGTTGCCCTCAAGATGAACTCAACAACAACCAAAAGCCCTGCAATCAAAGACGGTGAAAGCTCAGATATAAATTTTATCACCCCGTCCAAGAACGTCGGTGCCGGAACCGCGTCCTGCCCGAAAGCAATCATCGGAATCAACACCAAGCACGTACCTATTAAAATTCCTGTATCTCTTTTCATCTTTCCCCCTCTTGAATCCTATCCAATTTGTCCTCTATGCGTTCCAAACGCTTATCAATCGTACTCAATACACTCTCAAATAAACGCCTAGTTTCATCAATGGCTCTATGCGTCTCGGCCTTGGTCTCGAAAGTCGTGTACGCAAACGCGACCAAGGTCCCTGAAGTCCCTATTAAACCGCCTAGAAGTGTCAGCACTGCAACGTGCTTATTGAGCCATAGTTCCAGCTTCAACCTCGTCCGGCATCGTCACCTTGCCGTTCTCATCAACTGTGCCTGTCGGAACCGTCTCGTCCACCGTCACGGGCTTAATATCCATCAATTGTTGAAAGAGCGGCATCAATTGAGCCACCTCAATGAAAGGCCTTGTCGCCAAATAAACGTAAAACGCTGCAACACTCTCTCCCCGAATTCCATACCATTCTGCAAGGACTTGCTTGTTCCCCTGACCGTCAACAATAGTCCTTGCCGCAGCAGGGTCTTGAACCGGTGAAGTCTCTTCAGTTTTTGTTTCTTCAACCTTCACTTCTTTTTGCTTCTTTCCCATTGTTCTCTCCGTATGTTTTAAGGTCACCAAAACCAATGACCCATTAGTAAACCAAAAATGAAAGGGACAACCGGACTATAAAAAGACCAGTCCCTTATGTAAACGCTTATAGTTTGTTTTTTTTGAAAGTACGCAATCACGTCCCAAATAAACCAAATGAGGGCCGTCGATGTCACGATGATTCCTGTTGTCGTAAAGTCACCGACTTCACGCGAGTCCAAGGCGAGCACCTAGTTTTGTCTTCAAATCATTGATCTTTTCTGTCGATAAAAAATGATAGTCCTGAGACATGTCATCCGGGGTCATATAGGAAAGGGCTACATAAGCCGTTTCAATATCACCGCTCACAACCATGTTCATGATGTCCACGGTTACAGGAAGCCCGCCTACTGTTATATCAACGGCTCGAAGTCTATGGTGAACCCATAGGCTTTTGAGAACCGCCAAATCGTTCGATATACCCGCCGTCGCAAAATAGAGCAGATTCTCTTTTTTAAATTCTTCCATAACTTCATCTGCAATCACCTTCGATTCCTGAACCGTTCGCTTCAATTGCGAAATTATTTGTTGTTCCTGCGTCAGTGGTGCCACGGCATAAGGTGCAAGCTTTGCGGCCCACACTTCCTCTGAAGTCCCGTCGGGAAGCTCAAGCTCACCAATCTTCACGCCCTGATAGTCTAAAATGTCTCGAATCGCCATTTTGTCCCCTTATAAACTCAAGGAAATTGTTCCACCGGCACCGCCCGTGCCGCCAACGCCGCCCACTTGAGCCGCACCCGCTGCGCCGACAATACCACCAACATGCGAGCCAACCATGGTCGTGAAATTAATTGCGTCAATGTAACCGGAAGTTCCACCCGTTCCACCGCTTCCACCCGTAGCTCCTGGACTAATAGCACTTCCGCCAGTCCCGCCGGTACCGCCGTTGCATTCAATAAGGCCAGACACAACCGGGCCGGTTTTTGTAGCATAAGCCAGGTACACATACCCGCCGCCGCCACCGCCACCACCGCCACCGCCACCAACGGAAGCTACGACCGCAGTCGCGCCGTTCGCACCGTTTCCGGCATTGGCTTGAATCACGCCCGCAGCGGTTGAACCCGAAGTGATGATATTTCGTGCATAGATGGCGATGAAACCACCACCACCACCACCGCCGCCGCCGCCGCGACCGGTGTTCGCACCCGCATCACCACCACCCGAAGATCCACCGGCACCACCGGCACCCGATGAAAGTAAACTTGTGGCCCTTAAAAATGCAGTCTCATTTCGACCGTAAAGAATTCTTGCGCTCGCCGTTGCTTGTCCTCGACCTGAAGCGCCGCCGCTCGTTCCCGAACCAGAACCACCACCCGCACCGGAGTTTCCACCGTTACCAGTGATGTTCGAAGGTGCGGCCGCAATAACACCGGCACCGATAACACCCGTTGCACCTTGAGACCCGGCACCGCTTCCACCTAAAATGTTAGAAGTCAGCGCCGTTCCACCGGCACCACCGTTCGCACCCGTGCCGTTGACGCCATTGTTTCCGTTCCAACGAATCGCACCCGCAGGCGCATTCGAGAGATCCAAAGTTTTACAATAAATCGGATAGCCACTTGTCGTGATTTGACAACCCGCTATCAGCGTCAAAGTGTCGTAGGAAACAAGGGCACTTAGAGTCAAAGCTCCTGAAATCGTAGCGTTTCCTAAGTTTCCGTCGCCAAAAATTGCGTCAATGTTTTCATCGTCCCAAGCCGGAACACCGCTCACCACTCTTAAAATTTGAGCTTCACTTCCAACCGGAAGACGAGTCGTCGCATTCAAACCGTCACGAATTATAATATCACCCGGCGTTGTCATCGGGTCCGTAAAGGCCGCAGCCGGTACCGTGATCGCAGTCGTCGCACGTCCCTTAGCATCGAAAGTGATCACCGGAATCTGAGTCGAAGAACCAAAGGTTCCCGCCGCAACACCGGACGTCGCCAAAGTCGGATTCGGATACGAACCCGTCAAATCACCACCCGCCGCACCCGCAGGTGTAACACCCGCAATCGTGACATTCGCGGCCGCAGTCAATCGACCCTTAGCGTCCACCGTAAACGTCGGACTCTGAGTCGCTGAACCATACGCACCCGGTGAAACTGTCGTGTTCGCTAAACTTGGATTCGGATAATTCCCGGTTAGATCACCACCTGCGGAAATTCCTGAAATATCATCGCCAACCAAACTTCTAAACGTAGGCGCCAAAGCACCACCGCTTGAAGGACCTGCGAAAACTAAATTCGCAAGCTGAGTGGCAAGTGACGCAGTCAATGTCCCTGTCGTCGTGACCGGACTTCCTGAAACACTAAAAATTGAAGGCATCGAAAGGGCAACACTTGTCACCGTTCCCGTTCCGACAACCGTCGACCATTCAAGGCCTGAAGTTTGTGCTGAATTCGAAATTAAAACTGAACCGTTTGGACCGACAGGAAATCGAATGTTGTTCGTCCCGTTATGAACTACAACGTCGCCCTTTGTCGTCAAAGGTGAAAGCGCATTGAAACCTAATGTCGCAGTTATTTGACCCGTTCCACCACCCGTGATCGGTATCGTCGGAAGATCCGCAGGCACTACAGCACGCCATGTAGGCACACCGGGAATGCCCGTCGTAGGTCCTGCGAGAAATCTATTTGCCGTTTGATTTATAAACTGACCCGTCAAGGTTCCCGATATTGTGACAGGTGACCCACCAATGGTGAAAGTCGAAGCGGGAAGCAAAAGACCTACGCTTGTGACCGTTCCCGAACCACCACCACCGCCGCCCGTATCCGGGGGAACATCAACCCATGCCATACATCAAACCCCTTTGATCATAAATTGTGCGAGTTCCATTGAAGCTGCACCACCGGCGCTGACAAAGTTCACTCGAAACCATCGATAAAATGCGCGATCAATGTTGAACAAAACACTTGTTCCCGTTGAAACATCAAACTCAGCACCGGGAATCGTTTCCCAATTCACTACGTTATAATTTTGAGTGTTGTCCCAAACGTCGTTCGAGCCCTGAATCGTCAGGTTCCCGGTCGCACTTCCAGACCATTTGAATTGAACCGAGAAGCCATAGATATGTTCAATCGAATAAGCCGGTGAAGTGATATCCACCGACATGTCCGTTCCGCTTAGTTCTTCAAGAATTGTTTCGTTCTCAGTTCTCATTTTAGCCCCTTAAATTGTTATGTCTGGAATCGCGAAGTCTGAATAGTTTTGAACCTCAATCGACAAATCAACACCACCAGAATTTAGAGTATTTATGTTTGCTCCAACAACCGCCAAAGCAAGTCTGACAGAGGTCGGGTTGCCGAAATCTTCAATCGTCGCATTGTTGCTTATTTGAAAAACTGTTCCACCCGGAGCTTGAAACACATCAAACGCCGAAGCGTACTTCGTCAGGTTTCCAGTGATTCCAAGACTTAAAGTCGCAGCAGATACCGTTCCGCCATCGTTCCAAGAAGCATCATGTTTCAGCATGATTCTTTTTATCATCCAACCCGCAGGAAGACTGAAAAGCTCTATGTCTTCCGTCAGTGCTGCGGCCGTGAAATTTGGATATGCAGCTTTCCATTTAACAATAATGCCTTGTCGAGCCTTCGCGAAATCAACGTCAAAGATTTGATTATTTGTAGAGAACGGATTCGATATCGACGAAGGATTTGCGACGTTGTAGACAATTTTGTTGTTGAAGTCCGTCGTCCCGGCCATGGTGATCACACCACCCGTCGGAATCGTCAGCGTGATACTTCCTTCTGTCCCACTCGTAGAATCACCGGCCGATATATTTATATTTCCGCCGGAACCAGTGTTCGAAGTTCCCGCCTGAATGTTTATGTTCCCGGCGTTTCCGGCATCGACGTTTCCAGAACCTATCGTGATCACACCGGAGCTTCCAGTTCCGCTTCCCCCACCAGTGCTAATAATAGCTTGTCCGCTATTGGCGTCCAAACCCGGAGTCCCGGTTGAAAGCTGAACATATCCTGATTCAGCACCAACGCCCGCCGCAGTTCCAGTGTATATTGCAACCGCACCCGTCGGTTGGGTTCCTGCGGTGTCACCACTGTAAAGGCTTATTTGACCCGACTGAAAGTTTCCAGTCGTCGTTCCTGTTCTAATTTGAAGTTCTTGAGACGCGGCACCAATTTGAGCTTTGGTTTGTAAAATGGGCGTAGTCTTATCAAAAATTAAGTCTTCATTGATCGCAGTCGGTCCAACAAGGTTCGACAAAGCGGTGTTGGCACCCGAAGGACCTGCACTCACCCACTTCAAACCAGTCGGTTCAGTGGAATCCGCACTCAAAAATTGTCCGTTTGTTCCAACGCCCAAGCGCGCATCGGCCGTGTCGTAAGTGTAAAGGTCACCCTTTGTCGTCAGCGGTGAAGCACCACCTGAAGCCGGTGCCCATCCACCCTCGCCGCCGGTTCCTACTGACGTCCAAACATAGCCCGCTACGCCTTCAGACCCGTCAATAAAAACTATTTTTCCGCGAGTCCCGGCGCCTACAGTTCCCGCTCTCAAGACTACGGCACCACTGTTTCCAGTTCCCGAATGGTTCCCGGAACCTAAAAGAACGTCTCCGGTATTTCCGGCAGTTGTTACCTGACCACTTCGAACAAGAATTGCATTCGAGTTGGCCGATGCTTGATCATCTGTTCTTATAAATAAATCAGCGTTACCACCTGAAATATCAGGCGTGACAAGTGAGGCCCATGGACTGGCAGTAGAACCAAGAACTCTTGTCCCTGAAGGAATCAAATTCTGGTTAATAGCCGTAGGTGAGGTCAAGTTACTGAGAGTTGTATTTGCACCACCTGCAGCCGCAGCAGCCCAAGCGCCCGCGCCGGTTGTCGTGTTTTGAAGCGTCCATACATAACCGACTGAAGAGCCAGTCAAAGAGGCATCAACAAAACGGATTGTCCCGCGTGTCCCGCTTATAACCGTTCCCACTCTCAAAAGAATATCGCCCGAAGCAACTGAGCCCGTTTGGTTTCCTGATTGAAGCGTCACAAGTCCAGTTGGAACTGTGCCCGTTTGGTTTCGCGACATAAGTGCAGCAATTCTTTGGTTAGCTAAGGTCGTGGAACTTCCTGAAGCTAACGAAACAACGCTTGCAGTACCATCCGGAAGTGAACGAGAAGCCATCGTCAAAACAGGATTGCTTAAGACCGCAAAGTCTCTAACACCCATTCCCAAGGTTAAGTCTGCACTTATAGACCCGGCGTTTACAGCTAAAGGATAGTTTGTGTTGCTTCCTATGCTTCTTGTGTTCGTGACATCAAAAAACAAATCCTGATTTATTGCCGTCGTCGCAGTCAAATTTGAGAGTGTCGTATTTGCACCTGAAGAAGCAGGTGCCGCCCAGGTTCCGTCAGCGCGTAGGAAATTAGATGTTCCACCACCTGAAGCCGGTGCAAGACCCTTGAGGCCGCTTGTAAACGTATCAAGTAAGGCCGTGGCGTCAGTGCCCGTGATATCAGTCGGAGTCGCAACACCACCCGTAGCATTCGCTTTGAACGTACTTGCGGCCATGACATCAAGCTTCGAATTCGCAATAGTGGGAATGTCAGCGTCAACCAAAGACCTGAAGCTTGGTGCCGCAGGGACTCCAGTCGAAGGACCGGCCCACACGAGATTCGCGTTTTGATTCGCAAGTGCAATCGTCAATGTTCCACTAGTCGTGACTGGACTTCCACTCACTGAAAAGATCGCAGGTGCCGACAAAGCAACACTAGTTACCGTGCCCGAACCACCGCCACCACCGCCGCCTGAAATAACTGGCCAAAAAAAGTCTGCCATCTTATGCCCCCAAATCTTTTGCGAATATACTTACTTCAAGCGTTCCACTTCCCGACGTTCGAACATACCGAACGCGCATAGCATCGAACGTCACTTGTCCTAAATGAATTTGATGAAAACCGGATGCACCCGAAGCCGCAGGCGTTGAAGCAAGCGTCAGCGGAACCCAATCGTCAAAGGTCTGAGAGTTGTCGTCATAGTGGGCGATATCAATAAAGAAGTCCCCCACTGGACTTGTACCGTTCGTCCATTTCAATCGAATTAGGACCTGGTCTAGGAATCGAACTGAAGTTGAATCTGAAGTTATATCTGCGGACATGTCGCCCGCTTCAACCATGAGATATTTTTTTAAAACATTCTTGCGTGCCAAAACAAAACCCCCCTGCTTTTGGCTTCAATCGCTTTCGGCGATTTAGGCGCGGTTTACGACCTTTTGAGTCCCGCTCATTCTACTCTCTACACTGTCCGCTTTCAAAGCTTGAGGCTTGAATCCTGGACTTTGTGCAGCTTGTTGTTGATCTTCACCCGACAAGCCTTTTTGCATTTCTAAAATAAACTGTGGTTCCGCACTGAAATCAAGCGGGACATCAAATAACACACTCAAGCTCAACTTTTTGTCGTAAGGAAGATCTTCTTGCATGTCCGTCAAGTCTTCCAAAATCTGAGATTGCACCTGACCGTAAATCTCAGGATATACAGCGCGAAGCGTCTCGGCTTGTTCCGATGTAACGTCACCCTTTTCAAGGTCATCAAAAACTGACAGTGGATTGTTGAACGCTTCATAATATCGAGAGAACTTAGCGAGTTCAAAATCACTTGGACGCCACGGCCTTTTTAATTTGTATTGCGACAATGGGTCTCGCGGGACTTTGGTCGAGAGAAAAGCAAGACCGTTTGTCAGCTTTTGCCCAATCGCTTGCGTCGTTTGTGGCGCATACTTGTTCAATTCTTTCATGCTATCGGTCACGTTCTGAATAAACAGATTTGGGTCAGCTTCGAATTCCGCGACCTTTTCAGAGACCTTTTTGAATTCATTCGCTGAAAGTTTAGACACCTTCTTTTTTGATCTTAGCGAAAACTCTTCGTCTCTTTGAGACAAAGCCGCAGGTAAACCAACACGCTTCATGCCGGTTGCAATGCCTTTGGCACCCAAGAAGTTTCCGACTTTGGAATTCACTTCTTTTGCGACCGAGATTCCCATGCGTTCCATTGCGGCAACGGTCGCGTATTTATCAAGCAAGAATTGCGCAATCTTCGGGCCCATTTTGTCGTTTAGGAATCCACCAATTGCACCCGTGACCATTCCAACAACTGGACCACCGCCAACACCACCGACGGCACTTCCTAAGATCGCACCTAGATTGATGTTCGCTGAACCGTTTTGGTTTCGTTTTGAGAAATCTCTCACAAGTGACATTTTTTGAACAAGTTCGTCTAAACTCTTCGCGTTTACTTTGAGCCCGGCCTCTTCAAGAATCTTTAAAACCGGCATAGCTTGATCGACCTTTTGAAGTCTTTCAAGGGCCTGAAGACCACGCGGACCACCACGCATCGCTTGTTCAAATAAACCTACAAGGGCATTGGGCTTAATATCGTCAATGCCTTGTTTCGCTAAATACGCCGCGCGAAGCTTCTCTTCGGCCTTCACCATTTGTTGAAGTTCAGGGCTTACGGCCACGGCATCTTCAATCAAGCGATCAAATCGCGTGTCTTTAAGCTTTTGAAGCATTTGTTTTTTTGTCTCGCGATCAACCGCCGCTTCCGATGATTCTAGAATCGCACGTTTGTTCGCATAGGGAAGAACCTTGTCAGTGATCTTAAGACCCGTCACGTCTTCAAGCTTTTTTAAGGCCGCAAGATCAAGCTGACGTCTCTCCGCTTTGCCTAAAGCATCAAGTGATCGCATGGCCGATTGTTCATCGCCGTATCGCTTTAAGCCCTTAAGGGTCTGGGCCGCTTCAGAGACAATCTTCATGTCTTCCCTGTAAGCCGGGAAAGTATTTTTTAGAGCGTCGTCCATTTCGAATCGAGCACTCTTCAAAGCTGAATTCACAAGCGGGTCAAAGTTCGCAGCGTTCGGGTCATACTTTGTTATTTTATCAAGACCCTGAATTCGACGCTTCAATAGAAGTGCGTCGTATGAATCGCCATCGACCACAATGTTTTTCAAATCATCTTTGACGGCCTGAAGCTTTGAAATCGCACCGTCAGCAGGTGTCCCGTATTCTTTATAAAATTTCATTTGTTCATCAATTGCGTCGTCAATAACTGAACGTGCAACGCGACCATTCTCAAGCCCTACGGTTGAAGCACTTGAGGCATCAATCACATACTGACGAAGACCCTCGACCTTTGTCGCAATCTCTTTTGCCATTTCCTGTTTTTGAGACTCAAGACCACCGATAAATTGTTGTTCATAGGTCTTGAAATGCTCATCGGCTTGGCGTGCCGCATACTTCGCGTCGTCAAACCTATCTTGAAATGCGCGTTTAAATTCAGTTTTAAAACCCTTCAAAGCTGAATCGGCTTCTTTTTGTGTGATCTTCGCGGCCGTTAAATCATCGTAAACGGCCTTCATGCGCTCTTGAAGCGGCATGATCACGTCACTTAGATCGTCGGGAATATCTTCAAGGGCTTCCCGTCCACCCATCTCAATGTATTTATCTAGTTGTTCCGGTTTCACACCGAAGAACTTGGCCATGATATTTTTAGAAGGCCCTGCAACCGCTTCCTTAGCCTTCGCAAGGCTTTTGCCAAGTTCAGATGCCGCAACACCACCAACACCAATTGCGCCGCCCACGGCACCGCCAAGAAGCGCACCGGACCCGACGTGACTCATGATGAATTCAGCGTTTGCGTCAGCTTTCCCGAGTGCCGTCTCAGAGATAGCGTTTCCACCACCATAGAGCGCACCTTCAAGGGCACTTCCCGCCATAAGCGGCGCACCCTTTTGAATCATCTTTCCCGCTAACGTCTTCGCTTCCGATCCAACAACACCCTGAAGAATTCCTTCAGTCGCACGACCGGCCCTTGCAACCATAGCAACCGGAGTCAGTTCGGCCGCTGCACGCGCAGCACCCATGGCACCGGCACGACCTACGGCCTGACCACCGGCTTGAGCCGCAGCACTTCCGCCGGCCGTCAAAATCAAAGGTGCAATCGCACCACCGATTTCACCGCCGGTCGAAATGATCGGATTTGCTTCCTGTCTCAGTCTCATCGCATCGGAGTCACCGATAGTTGAAGCAAGCAAAGGGTCTGACAAACCTATTGTGAGACCTCGAAGACCGGCTTCAACGCCCGCCTTAGCTGATTCGATGCCCGACCCATACTTGTCGAACAAGAATCGTTTCGCCTGCATGTCGGGCGTGTCGTATTTATAGCCTTCTTCCAAAGCTTGAGCGAATTGGTCAGAAGGAATCGAGACCTTTCGGCCAGTTGGATCTATGACAGGTATTTGCGCACCCGGCGCAAAGCCAACTTGTCCCGCTTTAAACATCGCAGGAATCTGGTCGGCATCAAGGCCGACTTGTCTCTTCCCTTGCGCATCGTAAACGTCAGGGACAACGGCCGCGAATTCCGGTGCAAGCTTTGTTGTTATGTCTTGAGGCCTTTGAGGTTCACTCACGTGGCTGACCTCGGACAATTTGTGACACTGGTTTGTAGCCCGGAATGTTTTGTTTCAACAATCCTTGGCGTTTCATTTCGTATGTATCTATGAAGCTTTGCATTCTTGCCTTCGCATTCGACTGCCAAAATGTTGTCGGATCGCCAACAATTTTATCAACAATCTCAATCGCACCTTTATCAAGGGCACCAAGTTGGTCAGCGTTTTTGACGTCTAAAACTAACTGCGCCTTTAAAGATTCAAGCTCACCCTTGTTCATTGTCGGGAAAATTGAAAATTCACTTTTTTCAATGAGCCTTCCAAGCTTTTCTTTAATACCGTCGATTGCGGGAAGTCTGACGTTCAGGTCTTTTGCAGCATTATTTGAAATCGCTAATTGATATCCGTCGCCAATCTTGACTGCACGTTCACGGGTCTTTTCATCAAGGCCTTCAAGTGATTGAAGCTTTGCACCCGTTTCAGCTTGTCGAACTTGTTGGTTCATGGCGTTCTTCGCGGCCGCTTGTTCAAAAGCTTGTTGATACATGGCTTTTTTCTCGCCGATTTGTCCCAATAGCATTTGACCTTGTGCCAAAGCTTGAGTGTTCGTCACACCCGCAAGTTGTTTCTTGAGTCGATTCTCGGCCAAATCATAGGACATTTTGTAGGCCGCAGCTTCGGCCATTGCATCGTCCTGAAACTGCGCTTTCATTTGACCCATGAGATTTTGTTGAGCGGAAATGTCCGACCTTTTTTTATCTATGGCCATCTTCTGGTCATTTATATCTCGATCAACGGCTTGATTTATAATATCCATTGCAGGGTTTCCACCGCGACCCATGAGACCTTGAGCATAAGCCGAAAGACCTACGGACAAAGCGGCCGCGATCTTTCCCGCAGTCGATTGATTTTTAAAGAAACGACCTGAATCCACGTTTTCGGAGTTTTTATATTCATCCGTCAGTGTGGCGAGTTTTGATTTTTCTTGGTTCATTGAATCTTGGAATTCTTTGATACGTGCGTCTTGTTCTTGTTGACGCTTGAGCATCTGACGTTCCATTTCGTCAGCATACTTCGCTTGCGCCGAGGCCATTTGACCCGCAGCTTCAACGTTCTTCATCGCACCCGCACCCATAAGCGCATAGGCTTCGTTCATGTCCTTCATGCTTTGACTGTAGGCCGGAGCCGCTGATTGAACCGCAGCTTGTCCAGGTTGAGACATGACAACCGCACCGGGTGCAAGATCACCACCCATTTGTCCTTCCATAGAAGTGCCTGCTTGGGGTTTTTGAACGCCCATGCTTCCAGACCATTCCTGACCCGCAGCTTGAGGCATTGAAGGCGGTGGCATCGACACTCCAGGCATCGGAGCGGGTGCCGGTTGAGCACCTACAGGCGCCATTTGATCCATTGCGGCCGCTTGTTCAGGTGTAGCCATCATCGGTGAAGGAAGTGGGGCCGCACCTTGAGGCATCGGAGCACCCGGAACCGGAGTAAATTTATTCATAACGTCCGGTGAAAGCTGACTCGCGTCGGCCATGTATTGTTGACCGTCGGCACCTAAAAAAGACACCGCGTTTCCTGACTGACCTAGAAATGGATTCGCCATGTTGACCCCTTATGCCGTAAAGCTTCCATAATTTATGTTCGATTGTCCTGCATACGTTTGCGGTTGCGGTGCCGCTGCACCACTTGAATTGAACAATCCACCTTGAACCGCACCCGCTCCAACCGTTCCAATCGCACCAAGTTGAGCACCTTTATTCTGCGCGTTTTGTTGATACGAGGCCGCTTGTTGAGCCATTTGACCAGACGCCAAAGACGTCTCGCGATCCATAATGGCCTTTTGTTGATCAAGTGAAAGGTTCTCATAGTTTCTTGCAAGCTCTCGCATTTGCGCTTCATAAGCTAAGTCTTGTTGTCGAGCCTGACCCGTGAAATCAATCGCTTGGCCAAGCCTTGCGTTTTGTTCTTGAAACATCGCAGGCTGTAAAGCCGCAATGTTGGCTTGTTGGCCTTCAATGCCTTGGTTCATCGCTTGCTTTATACCCGCACCACCGGCGGTCCTTTGTGTAGACGCCGCAAGTGCCATCGCTTGATTCATTGGATTCTGCGCTTGTGCAAGTTGGTTTGTCCCGAAACTATTCGGGTCTGTCGAACCCTTGATCGCAGCTTGTTGATCGTTAACAAACGAACCTTGTTGACCTGCGTTCGCAGCGTCCAGGGCTTGCGCACCATACATCCGAAGACGAAGGTCACGGTTTGCTTCATCGTACATGCCCGCTCTATCTGCGCGGTCAGGCCGAAGGCCTTGCATCGCACCTTGGACATCAAGCGGGTTTGCTTTGACTATGCTTCCAACTGGATTGAGACGAATTTCACCGGCCATAAATCAACCCCTATCCTTTTCAAGTTTCTTGATCTTTTCATGCAGTAAAGCTTGAGCCGCAAGCATCGCAGGCAAGCCCTTCCCGTAGTCAACCATTTTGCCTTCAGGCGTATCGACGACCATCTTCTCACCGATTTCTGACTTCTCAAGTTCTTGAGCCATGACTGAAACGTGCTCACCTTCACCATGCTCCGGGTTCTTGTATTCATACTTGTGCGCCTTCAAACCATCGAGAAAATTCTCAACCGCCTTGCGTCCCGTTTGAATGTTCTTTTTTACCTTCTCGTCAGAAAAGGCCATGAGCGCCAACGCACCAACTTGAGCGACCGTTCCGAGCATTGAGTTTTGTTGTTGGTTCTTCGCGGCACGTTGCGCGGCCCGCGCCTGCGCTGCACCCAATTCCCTTTGCGTTTGAGCCTGAAGCATCGCCTTCGCTTGATCAAGACTTTGAGCCTGCGTTTGTTGTTGTCCTTGTCGTGCCATCATTTCATAAGCCGCGTCTTGAGCACGACCTTGAGTCGTTCCACCTAAACGAAATTGATTTAATTGACCCATTTCTTGAGCCGCTTGACCTAAGCCCTGACCGAACGCTTGTTGGTTCGCCATGCCTTGAGCCTGAAGCGCATTTCGCGCCATAAGGTTCGCGGCCGAAGGGCTTTGACCTGAACGCGCCATCGCTAAGGCTTGTTGCATGTTTTGATTTTGTTGATTCCTAAGCATCGCTTGAGACGCCATGGGACTTTGCGGAATCTGCGACAACAATTGTTGTTGATACGCCCTTGCTTGACCCGTCGGACCTTGTTGAATCATTTGACCGTATTCACGATTCACGTCCCGAAGGCGTTCTTCTCGAGAATCACGGTCATAAATTAAGCCTTGCCGACCGGCTTTCGCGGCTTCAAGTTGTCTGCCAACTTTGTTCAATTCTTGTTCTTGAAGCTGACGAGACATTGATTCGCCAACTTTACCGACAGAACCCGACAAAAACCTTTGAGCATCGTTTAGTCGCGGCCGCTTCATTCCCGCAAGCTTCTCGGCTTCTACATTGTATTGGCCTTGAAGTTCACCGGCCAAGTTTCGCATTTGAAGTTCATCGCGCAAAACGGTCTTTCCCGTTGCAGGATCTATTGCGAACATGTTCGATACACGACTCTTCGGTTGCGCCATCTATAACCCCTTCCAAAAATTCAAAATATTCGCATTCGCCATTCGGAGCTTGAAACCATAGGCCAAAGCACTCGCACAAGCCTGGTCCGCGTCCTTCGCGTCAATTATAACCATGCAGCACAAGAATTTCGCACCCTTCTCTCGTGCAATACTTTCGACTAGGTTCATCAAGTTCTTCCCCACACTCTTTTTGCGGTGTTCTTTTTTGACAAAAACGTCCGCAATGTAACACTCGTCGCCTTGTACCTTGTATGAAACAAACCCACGGTTTCCGATATCGTAAACCACGTGTCTTCCAAGGCGCTCTTCATGGTATTCCGTCCACAAGCTATCCACTGGACCTCGCAGACGACAATTTGGAAAGACCCTGCTTGATTCCAGCTTCAAAGCTTATGTCATTGATTGAGAAACTCTCACCTGCGGGTGCGGCGTCTGTTTCCTGAATCAAGAACCTGACAGAATCACACTTTTGTCTAGGCATGTGCCCACGGTATTGATAAACCCCGACCGCCGTCGTGAATGTGATCGTGTTCGAATAAGTCTGTTCAAAATCATACGCAATTTGAACCTGAAGTGAATGCGCTGACTTGTAGTCGCCCAAGATTTCAAAGCGTCTCACACGCTGAAAGCCCTGAACCCCTGCGAATTTCATCCACTGAGTCGTCAAACTCATTCGATATCCGGTCCCGGCATCGGTGAACACTGAAGCGTTATTTTTATAAACCCGGCCGTTCGTTCGCAAATAAGTGTAGTCACCCTGATACACCACGGCCTTGTAGCCTGCATGATTTGTATAAGTGGACCATTGTTGGAAATAATAGTCGTAAACCAAAGTGGGTGATTCAAGCGTGTGAAAAATCACTTGGTTTTTATCTTCAAGAAGGGTTGCGGATACAATCGTCAAGTGATTGAAGTCTTCAACTTCCGCACCAATGTACTGAACTTGAAGCTGACGACTCAAAAGATATATTCCTTTAAAGCTTTTGAACATCAACCCAACGGGTGTGATCACAATCGAATTGGGTTCAGAACAACCAACGTCGGACGCTATTTGTTCAGGACTTGTAAACGTGTTTTGTTGACCCAAATCGTTTGGACCATCGCCGTTCATGGCGAACAAGATGTTGTCTTTAAAAATTATGAATTTATCGTCAAGTGTTGCACCGGCCGTGACCGGACCACCCTGCGGTGGAACCTGGATTCGAAATGAATCAGAAAAGGAAATACCTTCACCGGGTGTCAACGTCTTCGAATAAGCTATTTCAAGGTCATTTTCGAGACCCAAATAAATGAGACGGTTTTTAAAAACCGCGACCTGTTTACATGCAGGGGGCGTGTTGTTCTCTAAAACCCCGCCATTTGTGTAAAGGATGTTGTTCGCCGTGATTGTCGAATCCGCTGCATCGTCAGTATATTGAACCGTGTTGGCAGAATTTGATGGAAGGATGAACAATGGCGAAACTTCGCTTGTGATTCTATAAGGAACCGTGCCGTTCGCTTCAGTCCGATAAATCACAATCTTTGTGTTCGTTTTAAGTGAAGTGTTTTGATTCAAGATTGAAAGCGTCACCGTCCGAAGGTTCGCAACCGCAATCGTGACAGATACCGGCACACTTGGCGCAGACCTATGAAGCTGCCCAACGGCATCAATCCATTCATACGTGACATAATAGAGATAGGTTCCGACATCAGGAATACCACCGGCACCGACTACGTTTTGGCTTGCAACGGGTTGTTCAGGATAAAACAAAAACCCATGTTCACTCATTCGCACACTGTCGAATTGCGACGCAATACCACCGGCCGTGTATAAGTTCTCACCAATTAAGGCCGACGGGTATTTGCTTTTCAAATCAAAATCAAAAACGTATCTCGCCGTCGCAATCTGAGAGGTGAAAACACCGTTGTCTGATTCAAGCTCATAAATGACCGGAAAATGCGCATAGACTTTGTTTCCAACAACAATCGGTGTGGTCAAACCCGCACCACCTGCGAAGTTAGCACTGAATTTCGCGTGAACCGTATATGACCGATCCAATAAATAGAATGTGGGTTGAACGTCAGAATCAAAATAAGCAAAGAAGAACAAAGTGTCGAACATTGTGAATGCATGGCTTGCAATGCGCATGTTCGCGCCAAGTCTAGATGGACTTATCGACAAACCAACACCATCGGTCAAAGATGTATCGACCGCTTGAGTGATGACTCTAGATGTTCCGACAATCGCAAAAGTCGGTGCAAAGGCCCCGGTAACTTCCTTTTCACCCGCAATCAAAAGATTGTCGAAAGAATCAACGCAAGTCGTGACTCTGGTTGATATTTCGACCGTTGCCCCAATGGCACTGAAGCCCGGTGGTGTCACTGGACCTGCTTGCAAGACGAAGCTTGAGTCGTAGTATCTGACAGTGAACTGACTTATGACATAAAACCCGCCGGTCGAGGTCCTTCCACCGGAAAAAATGTCCGGGGCCGCAACAAAGGAATTTGAGACACCGGCCGCAAGGGTTGTCGCATTGAACTTCCGAAACGATAAACTTCCAAGATTGTTTTTGTAGAGAAGAATGAAGTTTGTACCATCTGCAAACACCTCAAAGTGAAGGCCCGCCGTTGCGTCGGTAACAAGTGTTCCGGTGATTGTGCCAAGTCCAAACACGGTTGAGGCATCAATTTGAAGAACGGATATTGTATTTGTCGTCAGAGTGAAGATGAACAACTTGTTGTCACAAAACAAAGCCCTTCTAAGAAATGGGTTTGATGTCACCTGACGAATGATCGAGCCCGTCTCAAGGTCCTGCGCTGCATATCCACGGTCTGCGACATAAACGCCCGTCACGCCATCGGTTGCGAAGTCCGGTGCCGCATAGCTCAATGGCCCGACAAATTGTGATTCACGGGTGATATAGCACTGTCTTGCGTCCCCAACCCGCAACCATCTTTGCGCACTAGATGAATAGTTCCATGCCGTCTTGTAGGCCATAAGCAAAAGTTGATTTTCATTGTATGAAATTAGGGCATCCGCTTCAGTTAAAGGCAAGCCAGTCGCAAGAACACCAACGGGCAAATAAGGGTTCGCGGTTTGAGCGGGTGTGTTGGCCGTTTCATTGGTTCGATTGTTCAACTGGTCGTAGCCAGACCGCTTGTTGATTTCCTTTCCCTTTTGGAACTCACCGTTTTCAAGCGACGTGAGTTTTCCCTCGACCATCTTTTGATCGGTCTTGGTATCAATACCCGCACCGAAATTGACCCCAATCGTTTGTTTCTGCAAAGGCATCAAAACACCCACACGCTTACGGTGCAGTCTGCTGAACACCGAAGATTTAAGAATTTAAGTCTATTTGTCTGCGTACCCTCGTAGACGACCGCATTGGCCGTCAGGCGCGCGAGAAACCAACCCGTCCAGTTAACATCAAGCTTCGTCTCTACAAGGTTGTCTTGACCCGCTACGAGAGAAACAGACTCAATGAGACGGCCATCAAGAATAGGAATGCCAGGGAATTGATTTGAGAAATTAATAAGCCCATTTTGAACTCGCGAAAGCTCATAGTCAGTGACATTGATTTGGGTGAAAGTCTTGAGCGGCATAGTCCCCCATCAACTTGTGATTCCGAAAGACCAGAATTCCCAAGGCTGTGTGCGTGAATTGTCGCCAATTCGTGCAGGTGCCCCAATGTCGCGCATAAGTTTCATTGCATCAATTCGCTGCGCAAGATCGGCCCGTTGAGCCGCAAAAGTGCTGATATCAGACTCTTCTTTCGTCAGCATTTTGATGCATGAATCAACAATGACGAACTCTTCCCATCCGTTGATACCGTCAAAAGTATCGCTGTCACCCGAAAGGTTGTTGAACTTAGGCACATAAAACACCTTTACGGTGGTTGCACCCGAAGGCATGGGCACAAACTTGATGTTGTTCCCTTGAATCATGTAGCGAAGGTATGAAAGCCCGACCACGTTCCAAGTTGGAGTGAACAAATACGAGTTTCTTTGTTCAAACTGAAACGGCTTTAAGGTCACGCCATTCCCGAGTGAATCCACGACAAGATCCACACCCATAAGTTTGTAGAAGCTTGCATCGAGTGGATAACTGTCCTGGTTTGCGACAATGTTAATCGTCTGCGTATTGAAATAATAGAACTCACCTGCGTTTGTTAGCAGGTCATAGAGAAGCTTGATTGATGCGTTGATGTAGCCCGTCAATTCGGCATCAGTGATGAACTGTGAGTTCACCATGTCCGCACGTTGTCGAGCCTGGTCTCGCATGGAAAGAAGCGTGACAGTTGAGGCCATTAGTCGGCCTCGTCGTAGTGTTCACCCTCTTTGTGCGGCATCGCATCGCAAGCTTCGAAGAACGCATACATGGCGCTTTTCAAGGCTTTCACGTCCGCAGCTTTCACCGCACTCATAACTTCAGAGGCAGCTTCAAGCATAACAGATTCATAAGAGTCGTCTTCAGGTTCGGCCGAACGCTTTTCGAACTCTTCAGCGTTTCTTTCGGCTTCACCGCCGCCCGAATAACGGGCGACAATGACCTGAGCGAGTTTCTTTTTGTCCCCACCCATCATGATCATGGTTATGCTCCGATACTTGAGTTCTTAAGATCGATTCTCACATAGAGAACTACACCACTGTCGGGGTCTGTCGCAGTCGAAGCGTCAGGCGCTAAAAAAGCAACCTGGAAAGTCTTCGCACTTGCAACCGCGTCCGCTCTCAAAGCTACGATCGGGGCCGCAAGGGCACCTGAAGCCTTAAGTTGAATCACGTTCACCGCAAGCAACTGATTGTATTTATCATCCAAAGTGATTGTGTAAAGTCCCGCAGAATCTCGAGCGATTGAAAACGCGCCAAGCTTTCGAACAAACGTCGGAGCACCTGAAGCGCCAATGCTCACTTCGAGAAACAAAGATTTCACTTCCTTCTCAAGGGCCTGGACTCTGTTAAAATTGCGATTTGCCATTTTGGTTTACCTTTCGTTTAGTCTGAGGGCCCCAATGATTGAGGCCCGCAGCATAGTTTTAATTAAGACAACTGACCGACGCCGTTCCATCCTACAGCTACTGTTCCCATTTGGGCGTAGTAACCGACTCGGACTTCAACGCTATCTTCAGAAGATACCCGCAAGAACTCCATACCGTCAGACTTAAGAAGCTTTGGAGCCATGCCCAAAGAATAGAGCTTCCAAGTGTCCATTTGCAGCATGTAAGTGCGGTTTGACTGACAGTTTTGATCAGGAATAACGCTGATCATTCCCTTTTGACCGTGGATCTTGATACCGCTGAATCCAACGATTCCGTCGTCAGACTTCACGTCTACATACATAACCTTTGAGCCCAAGGCCTTTTCAAGGTTCGCGTAGTTTGCGAAGTTCATGAAGTCGTAGTCGGGCGTTCCACCTTCTCGGGCGATCAATGCTGACAATTCAACAAGACCCTCTTCGATTGGAAGCGCGCTGATATCAATTCTTTGTCCACCCAAACGAGTCACGTCGCTTGTTCGGTCAACACCGAAGAACGCAGTAGACGTGGGCGTGGTAACGGGAACCCAACCATCAAGACCAGTGATCTTTTTGTTAAAGTCACCCGCAACATGCAGCGATTGAGTCGCAGCGGCGGTCGGAATTCCGGCCGTGATGTTTCCTGAAGCGGTCAAAACACCTGTAGAACGGTTCACACCGATCAACACGATTGAACCTGCTTGCTCGCCAACACCGGGTGAAGTTGAACTCTTCAAGGTCATTCCGACTTCGAAGTTTACAACGTCTGATACGGTTGCGAGAGTGATTGTGGCACCCAAGATAGATCCAATCACACCGATTGAACCTGAACCGTCGCGGTATTCCGCACCGGCGAGTGATCGAACACACGCTTGAAAAGCACCATCAATCTCAGTAGTCGCAGCGCGCATGAACGCATCTGAATCACCTTGTGAGGCTTCCAAGACTTCGTTTGAAATGTTGGCCAAAGAATAATCCTGCACTCGAGTCAGCGTGAACGCCTTGATTTGAGTGTTGGTTTTCTGAGCCAATGCGTTTGAGAAGGTTGCAGAACGACCTTGTGGGTTACCATAAATTTGTGGCAACGGCAGGTTCAAACCGCCGAACTTTTCGTCCTTCGGCAAGATCGCATGAAGGGGGTTGTTTTTATAAACGAGGTTTTTGACGACCAAATCAACGTAGTGTTGTTTTAGGGCCGCCGCAAAAGACGACATATCTAAAGCCATGATATTACTCCAGTATTTTTGATTTATGTTAATAATTTACGAACTGTCTGGAGTCGCTTTTTAGACATTGTCGAAATAGCTTCAATCGACTTTCGACCAATTGTTGCGCAAATGTTCAGACTTAGCAAGCCATCAAGACCATTTCAGGATCTTTGAAGCCGCTTCCTTCGACTTTTGAAGGTCGAAACTCGTCAATGTTTCAGGCTTTGCGGGGGGGACGTTTGTCTCATTCGTCAATGTCTTAGGCGTCACATTGAACTTCATAAGCGCGTCCTTCGGTGGTGCAACCACGGGTTCGTCTTTAACATCGAACAAAGCTTTCAGCATCGCGTTAGCCTTTTCATAGGACCCGAAACGCTTTTGGGCCTCGGCTTTAAAGTATCTTTCAGCGATGTCCGCAGCTTCGGAGTATTTGAGCACTCGAGGTCTGCCCTCTTCTTTGGCCGTGCGGTTGTAGTATTCAATCAAGATTTCATCGACCACGTCTTCAGGCGCTTCCTGAAACGACAACCATTTGAACTTAGAATCTTCACTCTTAAAGTCTTGTTGAAGTTCTTCGGCGATCTCTTTTCGACGCACGGTCGTGGCATGGCTTGCTTGTTCTTGTGTGCGTTGTTGATTTATCTCTTCAAGTTCCCGGACCTTGGCCTGGATTGATTCTTGAAGCTTCTGGTCAAACTTTTGTTCCATTCGCGCAAGCTTCGTCTCGACCGTCTCTTCACCGTTGTTGAGAAGTGATTTTGTATAGTCGTTGTAGTCAAAGCCGAGTTCTTTAAGAACTGACCAGTCTCGATTCTTGATCTTCGAGTCGTAGTCTTTCCACTTCTCATAAGGGGACAGTTCAGCTTTTTTGGCTTCAACTTCCGCAAGCATCTTTTGGCGTTCAGCTTCAAGCTGCGCCTTGGCTTGCTTCATCTGTTCCTGCGTTTCCTTCTCTCGTCTCGCAAGGATAGCTATCCGCTTTGAAATATCATTGTCTGGTTGTGGGGCAGCTTCAGGCGTTGGCGCTTGAGCCGGGGCTTTTGTATCAATGGGCGCAGGCTTTTGACCTGTCGACTGATTGATTGGTTGTTCAACTTTGGCCGGTGTTGGTTGCGCACTGACTGGTTGCGCAGGCGTTTGTTCACTCATTTTAAAGCTTCCCCTTTATGGTCCAGTAAAACCGGACGGTTTTGTTGTTCTAACTTCTCTTTGTATTGTGTGGCGTGCTTTACAGCTTCCGGGTTCCAACGCTTCGGTGCGCAGTGCTCCGATATCCAGACCCGAAACCAATGGTCACCAAGAACCTGACGTTCAGAGATACGACGGCGCATTAAATCGCGCTTCATATCATTCTTGAACGAATTCGATTTCTTCAAAACATCGTAAAGGGTTCTTCCATACTTCGGATTCAAGGTGAACGGATTCCCCATAGTCCACTCGTCCCCGTGAGTGAACGTCAATGAGACGTTGATGTAGTAGACGACTCCGGCTTCACCTTCGATATGTTTTGGAAGTACTTTCCGCCATTCTTCCGCCATTTATGCTCCAGGTGGTAGTAGTGGGTTAACGGGTGGTGCTGCGGGTTGCGCAGGTAGTCCTTCAGGTCCCATCGGGCCTGCGGGCATAGGGGGTTGAAGTGCCTCAAGGGCCTTCTTGCGAAGTCTGTCAGCTTCCCCAAGCCATCGACGGCATAATTCCAGACGTTCTTCCGGTACACTGTTATTTCGACCATATAGATACGCACTTTGCATGACCTTCATACCGAATTCAAGATCCTGGAAGGGTTCAGGTTGCGGATACACACCCTCGTCTAGAATCAATTCCACGCAGCGATAGATGTCGTCAGTCGGTGCAAGCGTGTATTTCGTGACCCCTTGAAGATCCGGGAAATCAAGAAGTCTAAGCGCGTCTTTTTTATCAATGAACTGCGCTTGTGAAAGCTCAACAACATCTTGAAGCTTTCCGGCCGGTGTCTTCGATAGGAAAGACGTCGGATATAATTGCATCATGTATTGATCGTCTTCCAAATCGATTTCCTTCCAAGAAATCTTCAACGTCTTGTCACCGTCTTTGGCCATCACTGAATAGTCGCCATGTTCTTCGGCTATGTCCTTTGCGCAATCAATGAACAAGGTCGCAGCGTCTAAGTGAAATTGTTCCCATTGCATGCCCGCTAAAATGTGACGTTCTGAATTAATATCTGAGAACTCACGCAATGCCTTCCCTGAATTAATTCCCGATGGCTTGAGCCCTTGGGAACTCAATTGAGACACACCGGCGATCTGAAATGACTTTTGATACAAGTTTTCTAAGTGCTGAAACCATTCCGGGGGAACCGCAACGGGTGTGAACACTTCAGGCTTTGTCCCCTGCCAATAAACCAGACCGCCAACGTCGTTATTGATGTGGGCCTTCACAATCTTGGAACCCATTTCAATCAACATCTTCGGTTTGAATAGGTGCATGGTCAGTTGAATGTCTCTCAAGATCTTATTGATTTCGATTTGAATGCCGGTCAGTTGATCGGCCAAGCTTTGACCCATGTAACCAAGCAAGCGTTTGTTCCAATCGATCTTCGCATAGGGGAAGCGGGTCTTTTTATAAACCTCGTCAACTAAGGTGCAGTTTTCAATACAAATGACATGTCGACCATCTTCAGATTCTTTTGTGGTCGATAAATGAAACGCTTCCGCAACCCATACAAAGTCTGAAAGGTTTCGATGTCCCGGAAAGAACGTCTCAGCACTTGAGCACGATTCAATTTGAGCCTTAAACTTTGGATACAATCGTTTCACGTATTCTTTTGGAAGATAGGCCGTCTCATACATAGAGCGGGGTTTGCCGAACATGCCGTCGGCTTCGTCCACCTGGACCATTCCAGGAAACTTTCGCTCAATCTTGATTTCTTTCCCTTGTGGATAAACCTTCAAGAACCCTGAACCCATGACCACGGCGTCCTTGAACACCGCAGGACCATAGTCGTTTCGATAGATGCCCGTGGCATAGAACTGGCCATCGACAAACTTGTTCAGTTTCTTCGCTTTTGACTGAAGCTTCCAGTCACCACCTTCGGTCAGAAACATAGGCTTCGGCTTGTTCTTGCAGATTTGTTCAGTCACCGTGTCAGCACAAGACTGAATCACGTTGAGCGCCAAGCGGTCATACGGCGGATTCACTGAGGCGGTTGTTGAATAAGTGTTTCCACTCATGCCTAAAACGTTCATGTTCCCATAAAGGCGCATGTTTCGCAGGTGCCCTTCTCTAATCCACGCTTGATTTGTATTAAGATGCTTTAAGATCGCGAACACCGCTTCGTTCGCGCTATTCTTTGGTTCTTCCCACCAATAATTCGTCATCGCCAAAATGTCCCCCTTGAATCGTGCTAAACTTTTGCACCACTAGAATAATACATGATCTCTTCAAGCGCCTTCTTTTCGCGTTCTTCCCGAAGCTCCGGTGAATCGTTCGGGTCCTTTTCATCAATTCCACGTTCAGTGACAGGCGTCTTGATAAATGAATTCGGAAACGCTTCCGCGACGAAGTTCGCCTCAAACCGAAGACCATTCAATTCAAACTTGAATGACCCAACCTTTTGTCGGTGTGCAAGATCACATACCGCGTCAAGAACTTCGATTGGGTCTTTGAGTTCAGGATTGTTTTGTTTTGATTCCATGCAGTCTTAATTCCTTTGATTGAATGCGGAAATACATCACCGTTGTTTTCCCGTGGTTCTCTTCATAAACGCACAATTCAACTTCGTCTAGGTCAGTTCCCTTTTGAATACAGTACGCACTACAGAACTCGTCAAGCATCCTTGAGAGTTCCCTCTCTTTTGAGTTCTCTCTGATTCGACTGCGGGCTTTTGAATCCATTCGCGCACCTCAAAGCTTGTTCCACCATTCAAGGTTTTGTTCCTTCTCGAAATTCTCGAGTTCATGCTCAAGAATCTCAGCTTCAAGCTTTTGATTGTATGCGTCGCTTCCCACTTCCGGCACGTCCAGTTTTGGTTCTTGTCTGTAGTGTTTCGATTCCCGCCATGCGTACAAGAATGCATCGCACAAATCGTTCTGAGTTCTATCGTCTTCCTTAAGACGTTTGTCTGGGTCCCATTGATGAACAACCATTTCCTTTGCAAGCTCCGAATCCTTTTTGATCTTCACCAAGCCCGATATCAAGTCACCGTTTACAAGCTCAATGTATGCGAACTTTTGAGTCTTCTCAGCGGGTGCAATGTTCAATAAATGCCGTTGATTGAATTCCTGAATGATCGCCTTCCCTAAACCGCCATGGTCACCGACCATCTTGATCGGACTAAACCGCGCTTTGACCATTTCAATCTCGTCTTTCATCTTGGACGGAATAAGGCCTGACTTCTTTACTTGGTGGACCACATAGCACTCGGGAATCGTGTAGCTGAACGCAATCACACAAATGGTGAAGGCATCGTCAAAGCCTAGATCGATTCCAACAATGTGATGCCATTCCCCCGGTGGAAGATGCGTGAAGTCTTGTGTCGACTCGCGGTATTTGTAGACCATTGAATCAACGTCGTAGGTCCATTCCCCTTGCCATTCGCGAAGATAAATCGGGTGGTCTTTGGCCCACTGTTTACGAGTTCTATAGTCTTCAAGCCATTTTGCAGCGTGTGGAATGTATGGGTTGTCTAGAATGGTCCATTTATGAACGGCCCAACCTTGTTCTTGATGCGTCGTGATCTTATGAAAGAAGTTTTCCCCTGGATTGGCCGAAGGTGTGCCAATTAAAATCATGTCGCCATCGGTATCTATGAGCGTTGGTTCAAGTATCTCTTCAACCAAATAGTTAACATGGGACCTGAACGATGCGACTTCATCTAAAACGACCTTTCGAAGCTTGAGACCCCGGAGCTTTTCGGCTTCGTCTTGGTTGTTAGCACCCGTCAAATAGATCGTGTTACCGGTCTTTGAATGTCTGAAGCAAAGGTCTGCGATGTTCGGTTCAAAGCCAAGCCTATAAACCCGGTTCATCTTTGCGATGGTCGGAAAGAGTATCTGCTTTGCGGCTCGTCTCGTCAGCCCAATGTAAGCACAATCGCCTTCCATTGGTTCTCTCGCGGTCCCCATAAGGTCAACGGCGATGCCTGTAGTCTTACCGGCACGACGGGAACAAATACCGGCCTTGCGCTTTGTAGCGTCCAAAAGGAAAGCCATTTGCTTGTCAAAGCAAAGCCCTTTGATCAATTGAGGGCGAGTCAGCTTGTCGATGCCTTTTTGAAGAATAGCATCTTCGGCCTTGAGGTCTATTTCTCGGGCTTCAGGGCCTTTGCGAGAAGTGCTGCGCGCTGCCATACACTTTCCTCGGTGGTTTCATCTTTGATTGTGATTTCTTGCTTGTCGGTCCAGTTGAATCGATTGCGCATGTTGAAGATCCAAACCGCTGCGTTAAGACTTTTCTTGGTGGTCTTCCTGTAGTTACCTTCTTGTTCAGTCTCTTCAGTGTTCCAAAGACCATCAATACCGACTTGTTCCCAAAACAACCGATTGAGTTCAGTGCCTCTCTTTTTGGCGTCTGAAAAGTCAGGATATTTTTCGACCCATTGGTACAGCGTGTCTTTTGTAACACCGCAGACACCTGCGAATGTTTCGAATGAAAGACCTTTGGCCATGTGAGGGGGAAGCAAGTCTATAAACTCGGGCTTCCAGACCGTTGGACGGCCCATCTTCGCTTTCGGCTTCTTTTGTTCCACGTGGCACTCAGCTTTCGAGTGGTGTCATGAACGGAATGTTAGCCGTGGGCACAAGGATAGGTTTGAACCCCGGTGCGGTCATGACAATGCAATGCTTTGCGGGCACGAAAGACATTTTAAGGCCGCGAACCTCAGATTTTATGTGGTGATAATAGTTTGTAACCTTCCCCGCGAATCTGAAGGCTTGAGCGACTTGAAGTGATTCTAAGGGAATCACATTTGGAAGCGGGTCTCGGGTCCCGTCTTGTGGAAGGTCTGCGGCCTCTAAAGGTTCTGCACTTTGCAGTTCTTCGGTCGTCTCTGCACCGGACAATAAGTCCTTGGCGCTCACTTTTTTACGCATGGTCTCATCTCCTCGAATGCCAAATAGGGACAATAGTCTCCTGAAATTGGCAGTTTTCTCATCATCTCAGTTCTATGAGTGTAGACGAATGGTTCTTGAACGCAAGCCTTGTACAGTGCTTTTCCAACACCAAGCTTTCGATAAATGGCCTTTACATAGGCATAATGAACAATGCGCATTGTCGGATGATCAAAAATTAAGCGCACTGGTTTTGGTGCAGGCTCAAAGCAGATCCAACCCAAAATCAAATCATCGTCTTCCGAATTGCAGGCGACAACCGTGAGTGACCGCTCAAGGATCTTCTCTGTCAGACCATTCTGATAAATATTGAATAGGTCGTAGCTGATCTTTGACGACTCGCGATAGCTTTGAAGCCATGAGCTTTTGATGAATGGAAGATCGGACTGAAGTCCAGGCCGAAGCTTAAATGGGTTGCTCAAGATTTGACCAGTTCTAGGTGGTTGTCCTCTTTCATAAGCACGTCGAATTGAGGGTGCCAGCGATATCCGAGAAGGTTTTTCTTGGAATAGTTCGCGATTGATACGGCGTCCCCTTGGTTTCCACCTATGACTTTGACGTTGAAGAGGCCCTCTTCGAGGGCAAATGCGACATGTCCCTGCCATGAGCTTGACCCGCGTTTGAAGACTGCAACGGCACCGCGCCTGAACTTAGGAATGGCGACCCCCCATTGAAGATATGATCGGGCATTTGGCTTGTACGTGGGTTCGATGCCTGCTTGCTTGAGACACCACCCGGTAAAGGCAGCACACCATGGTATTTCGTCAGATTGATAGCTGAAGTTCTTAACGCCAAGTGCGGCGTATTGCAGGATTCTTGGGTTGTCTTTGTCCCCTTCGATTTCCTTTTGTCCAAGTTCGGCCTTCGCAATTTCAATCCACCTCTGCTTCATCTGTCCCCCCGTTTTTTGGTATAATTTCTTCGGCCAAATAGATCATGCCGTTTGCCTTCTTGTAAACTCTCAGCGGGCCGGGTCCATAGTTTTTCCACAATCTTCGTTTGATACGCCAAGTGTCAGTTTCGAAGCCCTTCATTTCAGCGTGAATGGTTTGTCCGTTTTCGGTGAAGGCGAAGTCAGGTTTGTATAAAATGCGACTTTCAGTCAGATACACGCACACCTGACAAGCAAGGTCTGAGATTTCACCGCTGTCTTGTTGAGCCTTGAGCATGTCGAAGAGTTCAGCTTCGGCCTTGGACGCAAAGGAATAGCCCGCATGGTCTGAGATTCGAGTGACCTTTTGGTTCCCGTATTTGGTGCTTAGCCTATGAAAAGACGCCCTTGAACGACGCATGAAAGCTTCCCCCTCGACTCAATTATGTGAACCGGGACAGGATAGAAATTGCGCGTTTTTGTGTCAACGTACACCAAGCCAAAGCCCAACTGCCATTGTTGATGGCCTTTTGTGTATCCAAAAACCTCGTCTTTTCGTTTGTCGCCAAGCCATCCGACAGAGAACGCAATGTGCTGAGACCCGTCGATTCCGACAATGAAACTCGATTCGATACGGTGAATGTGGCCGTAGACGAGAGAACATAGCGCCTTTGCAGCGGTTAGCTTCGCTGAGTTCCCTAGAGGCTCATGGCGGGCATAGAGCTTGGACCCTGCGACCTGCACAAGCTGATTGGAATTGTAGGGCACAAAGCGCCAATTGGAGCGTTTGTCGAACTCCAAAAGATGTTTTACGGAAGTGATACCGAATAGCGCCGGTGCCTTGTCGAAAAGATATCGCTCAAGACGGAATTCATGGTTGCCTTCGATGAACACCTTCTTGGCTTTTGGGAACTCGGCATCAAGTTCATCAAGGCCTTCATTTACTGATTCGACTTCCTTTAAAAGCATCGTCGGAAGCCTCGGGTCTTTCATGTGACTTGATACGGCGTAGAAGTCGGCATAGTCGCCAAGAACATAAATGTGATCGGGTTTGAGGTCTTTTGCGACCTTCAGCATTAGAGCGTAAGCCTTAGCGTGGTGGTAAGGCCGATGAGTGTCTGGAATGATCAAAGCCAGTTCTAAACTCATTTTGTTGTCAGAGTATTGGTTTTCAGACTTTTCGCGAGTCCTGAAAAGGTCTAGATCATTTGAAGTTGTTGAAGGATCAAAACAACAAGCATCGTCAGCATTTCAAGTTGAACCTTCAGACAATAAAACCAGTACACGGCATAGATTGCGAAACATATTAAAAACAGAATTGCGATGGCTTTAAGCACACGGCGTTTCATTTTTAGATCTTTGCACAAAAGTCAGTCTCTTTGTCATTCGGTGAACGAATTCTAGACTTTGACCGAGTGCAAAGCTGACACAAATTAAACTTGTGATGAGTGCCTGTAGGGCTTAGCTTTTCGCGAGGGGGTTCAAATGCTTGCGTTATTTTTTGGTGTGATTGTTCTTCAATCTATTATCATTTGGAAGCTTCTCACGATTGAAAAGAAAATTGATTTGATTTCCGTGCCTTCAAAGCCCGTCGAAGGTGTCGCGGATCGAATCAAATTTTATATAAAACTTAAAGACGGGACAATGAAAGAACTAGGGGGAAACATGTTTCTCAAAATCACTGAAGCGCTTCCGCTTCTAATCGCTGTTAAAGATGCTCAAGGCAACGCTGCCAAGGTTGATGGCGTTCCACAATGGGCTGTCACTGACGACGCCCTTGCAACTCTCGAGGTTGCGGCCGATGGCTTCTCAGCTTTGGTAAAGCCCAAAGGTCCAATCGGTGCATTCAAGGTCCAGGTCCGTGCGGACGCTGATCTTGGTGAGCCCGTGAAAGAAATCTTGGGCGAACTGGACATTGATCTTGTAGCCGGTGAAGCGGTTAAGGTCGAAATTAGTGCTGGTCAACCGCAGCCTTTGTGATATCGTTTTGATATCTCTGAATGGGCTCCGTTTTCACTTCGTAGAACCCCGCTCTAATCCGGCGGGGTTTTTTTATCTCTTCGGTATTCGTTCGTAGAACTGACACCATTCTTTCATGGTCCATTTTGATACTTCGTCAACGCTGAACCAAGTGATGGCATGGCAAATAACCCAACCTTCGATCTTATTGAAAACCCATTGCGGTATCTTTTGCTTGCTCATGGTTTCTTATCGGGATTCGCTTGAAAAAACTTAAATTTATTCTTGATGTCGCTTACTTCTCAACCTCAAGCTTTTCAAGACGCTTCCAGACCTTCTTTCGAACCTTGAATTCTTGATCCACAATCGCGGACACTGGACCTTGCGAATTGTAGAATTCAGCTTCGGATTCAAGTTCACAAATGATACGCAAGATTTCTTTGACCTGCGCTATGTCCACAGACTTTTTGAGTCCTTCACGAGAACAAATTTCTTTAGCCAGCTTGTTAATTGTCATTTTGATTTACCTCTGATTTATCGTCTTTAAAAACCTGTCTGCTCACCTTTTCAAAACTTGGAGCTAAACACATACAGCCGTAGCCTTCTGGTTGATTAATCGCAGAATCAACGGTCATTGGAAAACAACCCTTTATTTTTAAAGAGATTTTACCGCACTTGAGACACCGATAGCCCTCGTCCTCTAAAAGGGACATCATAAAACCACCTTCATTGTATCGGTCAGCACTCGCGTTCCACCGGCGGGCCGACCTAGTTTATAGAGCGTGTTTCTCGTCTGCGCTTCCATACTCGCAAAATCAATCCACTCGATGTTCGACGTCCTGATTGGATCGTCCTTCGGTGTTCCAAGTTCGGGGTGCCCTTTGACGTCACCCATCAAAAAATAGGCGCTTCCTGCACCCAGTAGAATCCAATTTTCAAGTGTTGCCCTGTTTTCAACGTACCGTCTCATGTTCCCCCCTTTTTGGTCTT